AATGAGTTTAAACCCACACTTGACTGGGAAAATGATGATGTAGGTTGGTTTTCAATTAACGACCTTCCTTCACCACTACATTTCGGTATTCAATCACTGCTAACAAACTCCGAAAATCAAATCCTAGACGTGTTCAACTCAGTAGGTCATTAGCAGACGCATTTCGCTTGTAAACTTCTCAAAGTCAAAAGCGATTGCCATTCCTGAAGCCAATACGTCCTTGATCAAAGCGATCTTATCCATCTTGGGCTCGTGGTTTTCAGCGATATGAGTTATCTTGGCAATCTCTTTCGCAGATAGCATTGCTGAAGACAGGTGCATGAGTTTCCAATTGCGCTTTACAATATCTTCTGATTCACGAACTTGCTTGAAGACCTTTTGCCGAGCCTTAGCCGCTACTTGCTTATCACAGAATTCCATAATCATACCAGTGTTCAGGTCCATAGATCTATCAGCAATTTGTGGGAATCTCTTGACAACCGTCTTTAGCCCAACTCCTGCGACGCCGTGAAGGTTGTCACTGTTATCACCGACAAGGGCACGGGCCATACAGAAATTTCGAGGTGCTATTCCATACTTTTCAAAAATTTTATCGCCATCATAAACCGTTCTTGTCGCATGATCATAGATGGTTACACTGTCGTCTTCTAGCAGCTGATAGAAATCTTTGTCGTTCGACACAATAATTTTATCGGTTGAGTCACTTCTAAAGTGTTGCGATACTAGATAAGCAAGCACATCGTCACATTCTGTGCCACTTACAAAGACTTGACACACAGGTGTATGTTTTAATAGCTTGTATAACTGTGACAGTTGTTTAACTTTAGTTTCACCGTCTGTTACGAGTGTATCTCGCATAGAGGCAGTCCCTGCCTTGAGCTTCTTAAACTCTTTAATTTTGCCTCTATTGGCTTTGTATTCCTTGTAGATTTTACGGCGTCGGGCTGAGCCGCCGCCCGTTTCCCATACAACAAACACCTTGGACGGTGCAAAGGTGTCAATAGCGTAGTTTAAAAAACGAAGAAAGCCTACTACTCCTCCGATTGGCTCGCTTTTCGAGCTAACAGTTTGGTTGACCAAATAATGGCGGATAAACACATTTAATCCGTCTATGAACAGGTATGGCCTATTTTTTTTCTCTCTGGTACTCACGCATTTTCCTTATTTTTGATCCGCATGTTTTTGTTGCCTTATGATACACGACGCACAACGAGTGGGCATTCAACTGTTACTGTGGTAAGCAGCACCTGGTGCCAATACATTCTAGGACGCCTTCTTTCTTGTTTAAAGACCTTTCCACACTCATGTGAAACCAGCCAAAATCAGTTTGAGCATTCAACTATGAAGTTGGTTTCACCATTATTAAATCTTTCAACGTGGATAAGTTCATATTCTTGCTCATGTCTGCAAAGACAAATGTTGTTGTCACAACCGACATAACTGACATCGAGTTCTTTGCATGCCTGCTCACAAAAAAAAGCTGGCTTGAGCATATCATGAACTTTAAAACCTACAAGGAAGAAGAAAGGCAGCATCAAGATGAACCCTAGAATTAAATGCTCGAACTGGTGTCTAGTCATTTATATCCTGTGGAACCAAGTCCACCATCTCCCCGTTCTGTATCTTCAAGAGTCTCTACCGTGTGAATAGAAGGTTGCTCAACACGAGCGATTACCATTTGTGCGATGCGGTCCCCAGAAGCAATAGCAAATTCTTCTTGGCTATGGTTAATAAGGATCACTTTTAATTCACCACGATAATCAGAATCAATTGTCCCTGGAGAGTTGAGGACGGTAATACCATATTTTGCTGCTAGGCCGCTACGTGGTCTTATTTGAGCCTCAAAGCCTTTGGGCAATGACATGGCTAGTCCTGTAGATACAATAGCAGAGCGTCCTGGAGGCAGTACTACGGCTTCTGTGGCACTCAGATCCATTCCAGCTGCTTCTGAGGATTTATACTCGGGTATCTTTGCCCAGCGGTTAAGTCTTTTGAAACAAATAGCTATCTCTTTTCCTAGAAGAGCTTTTCTGGGCGGTTCGACCCATCGTGGGTCATCAGTCTTGTAATCTTCTTTGTACTTCATTTGTCTTGTTCCATGTCTAGAATGATAATAGGTGTATAGATGCCTTCGTCGGTCACATAATACATTCCTCCTTCTACAATTGTCTTGTCAAAATAAACCCGAACGGTTTCCATCTCATCAACAACTGAGTCTTGAAAATTCAATTCTCCATGTGTGTACTTACCTTTGTCTACAAGATTGTCGTATGCAAACTTTGCACGGAAGCAGAGAAGGTGTTCCAGGATCAAATGCGGTCCCCTAGAAGTTACAATAACTCCTTTGCCGCTGTTCTCACGAGAAATATTCCTAATCAATTCTGCCAAACCTTTGTTCCATTGAAATTTGTCAAAAAAGAACGGCGCTCCCGCTTTTATAGCTTCTTCTGGGGGAATTGGTTCGCTGGTGTCTTGATCAATATATACACCTGGCTTCTTCGACCAGAATTTCAATTTGCCCGACTTCTCTTTTAACTCGTACTCCATACTACCTCTTCAACCACTAGCCTATTATGACCAATTCAACATGTCCACTATCCTTAATCGACAGGAACAAACTTTCTGTTTTAAACTTGTCAATCTTATACAGTGGAATTTCTGTACCAGCTAGAATCAAGCTGCCAAAAACAACTTCGTCTGTGTTACAAGGACTAATCTCTGGTGGTCTAAAATTAATGAGAACTTCCATGATTACGCTAACCAAACTTTCAGGGTCGAGTGAGATCGCCTTGACAATTCCAAGCTCATCTTGTATTGACATTATTAGTGGCATGAGGGTATGATACCACTCGTATACACTGTACCGACCTGTACTCCCACTATTCCAGTCATCTGATAACACATCACCTGTTTTGGGGTCTACTAGCTTTCCTGGCAATCTTGACCAATATCTTCTGGTGGCGAGTTTCACTTTCCATGCGCCTTTAGTGCCTCAGCCTCTTCAACGGAATCCTTGTTTACACCCGCAAAAGTCAAATGTTCCTTTGCATCACGTTGCATGACCAATGCATCGGTATATAGTGCGTCAACGTACTCTTGGTAAGCAGGGTTGTAAAGAACCCTGTTGAAATTAGGCTTGTAGAATTTTTCCTCAACAAGAATTTCACCCGTACTCTGGTCAGTCACAGTGAATGTTTTCCAAGCAGCTGTGCCAGCGACGAGGATCGATTTCCCGTTATGAACTACACCGTAAGCATCCTTATCTTGTTTGATAACTTCCGTACAATGTGCACGAAACAAGTCAAAAACTTCTTCATGTTCAACAACGCCGACGCCGAAGATAATCTGGAACTCACAAGTGCGGAATGGCCGAGCTACACGGTTCTTGATCGTCTTGGCTTTCACCTTAATGCCAATGACGTTCCCTGCATTATCTTTAATTTGCTGCTGCCCAGTAGAAGAAATACGAACACGGACTGAACTTGCGTAAGGGATAGCCATCCCACCAGGTGTTGTAGTGTTGTGGTTAATAAACCCTTCAGCAATATAGTTGTGAGTGTCTTCCACTTCGCAATCAACAACTTGTATGGGGTGTTGTACTTGTTCAGCACCAATGTAGTCTTCAAGACGAATATACTCGCCATCAACAAAGATCTTATGGTCTTTGGTGCCGTGAAGAGTATTTGCTTGGTAGTGCTCGTCTGCATTTTGTTTGACGACAAACGTTTTCAGTGGCTTCCAAACTTCCTGCTTGGATTCGTGATCATATGAGAGGATTTCATATTTTTCATGTTCTATATTGTAGATTTCTGGCGTATTTAGATCTTCTATACCTATACGTTTTGCCAATTCACGAAATGTGATTTCCTCTTCCACGAACTGACGTTCATGCCTTGTTTCAAGATTGTGTTTTTTTATTTCGGTTTCCATAAGTTTCTGTCTTTCGGTGGCAAGCTTCACACAATGTTCTTCCGTTTGAGGTTCTCCAAAGAGGTTCATATCTTTTTGCCTCTTCAACAGATTTGATATTACCTTCTTCTAAAAGCAAACAAAAAGGATAAATGTGATCTACGTGCAATTTTTCTGTTCTATCGCATCTGATGCATTTGTGCTCATCACGTTTCAGAGCACTCTGCCTCCATTTTCGATATGCGTAACTTTTCCTAATCAAACTAGCGGTTTTCGTTAAACCACTTTTCCAATTTGGATTTTTTTCTTTTCTTTTTGGGTTTGCTTTATTGTATCTTATTATCCAAGAACGCAATTTTTTCCTGTGTTCCTCGGTCGGCTGATATCTTGGACTTGGTATAGCTTTTATTGGATAAAACTGGCTAAGCTTGTCTATAATTCGTTTTGTTTTTCTTAGTTTGAGATTTAGTTTATTGGCTATGTGCCCGTAAGGTACTTCCGCCTGGCACAATGCAATTATTTGTTCATAATCTTCTGGTGATAAATCCTGGGGCAGGTATTTGATCTGCTTTTTAGCGCACTGATCCCGAACATATCTGCGATAAACCCTATCGGAAATTCCTAGTTTAGTCTTAATCCACCTGGGCGGGACGAACCTTTTATCCCAATAACCGTGAAGTTATTTAACTTGTTCCTCCGAAAGGATAACCTTCTGAGCTTCTCCAATGTTTCTTCGCCGCTCTTTCGAAAAGACCTTTCCCGTATTCGCTGCTGCGATTTTCCGCCTTGTTTCTTTTGAGTGTGCATACCTTTTTTTGTTCTTTGCTGGTTTCATGCAGCTAAACATACTTGCGAATTCGAATCCTAGTGTCTGGAGTAACGCAAGGGTCTCCAAACATGACACCGATCTTCTGACGTTGTTGGTTAATGAGAAGGAAGAGGACATTTTGGTTACCAATAATATTGACGATTTTACGCATGCCTTTACCTAACACACGGGCTTGGAGGCCAATCGTGTTAGAGTCATAATCGCCCTCAAGCTCAGCTTTAGGAGACGAGGCGGCAATAGAATCCCACACGATTGTTACTGGAACATTCTTTTGCATAGCACGAGCCTTAAGGATCGTTGATTCAGCAATTTTGAAAATTTCTTCCGTGCACGCTGTCTGACAAAAGATGAAACGGTTACTTACGTCGATACCAATTGCACTAAGGTTATCAAGGCTAGTGGCGTTTTCCGTATCTATGTAAACAACTATTCCTCCCATCTTCTGGGTCGCCTTAGAGGCTTCGAAAGCAATGTGTGATTTGCCGCTTGATGTTGGCCCCTGAATTTCTACAATCCTACCTTCTGGAAAGCCCCCGACTGCTTGGTTTGCAATGATCGCATCAAGCTGTCGTGAGCCTGTGCTAATCCATCGTTTGATATTTGTTGGGGCGTCATCGGTAGAAAGATTGAAAGCGATATTCTCGCCGTTCTCCTTGTTCAACTGCTTAATAAGGTCAGTTGTAAAGTCATCACCCATGTCATCTGCACTGGCGGTGTCTGTTGTTGTTTTTTTCTTTTTGGCCACGGTACCTCTTGTCTTTAATTGTAGCTGTGCCCATTAATTGATTAAACAGGCTTAGACGAAAAAAGGCCAGCGTTAGCTGGCCTTCTTCGTTTTAAAGGAGCGGGGACTTAGAAAACAGTACCAACGTCATCATCCAAGTCGGCGAATGCATCTTCAATGCTCTTCACCGTGTTGGAGTGTTCCTTATCTCGATCGGCACCCTTAGAAGCATTGTGATCCTTGCCTGTGCCCAGTTCCTTGCTCTCGGTATCCTCCTCACCGTCATCTCCAGCTGTTTTAGCAAGGAAGTTCTCAACCGTTTGCTGAAGCTGCTCAGGGTTACGAACCTGACCCTTGAAGTAAGCCTCAAGGTCTGGTACGGATGCGACAAGAGCGTCGACGTCCTTTTTTCCCTTGGCGAGCCTTGTGGGCTTGCGGCGAGGAGTCAGGTTGTAGTTCTTGACTTTCCACTTGCCGAACATCTTACCAGAGTCTTCTACGTCAAGAGTGAAATCAAATCCGTTCTCAGCATCCATCATGTCCTCATCGGCATAATCAGGGTGAGCAAGAATAGAGTAAATGTCCTTGAGGATCTTGGAGTTCAACTCCCAAATCTGAACGCCCCGATCCTCTTCTCCACGCACAACAATAGGTGCATAAAAGCGATCCTTTGGACGCAGGTTGTTCATAAGACGCCAGGTCTCACGTGTATTCTCTTTACGAAGCTCATTGATAAGGTCGAAGATTGGGTCTTCTAGCTGATACTGAGCGGGGGATACGAAACGGCGCTCAGAAAGCTCCTTGTTGTCGTAATAAGACACTTCCTCGAAAGGTTGACCCTGTCGATCGGTGTAGGGCATGAAACGAATTTCATAACTGTTTTTACTGCCATCCGCAAGTAGTGAAGGCTTGAACCAGGTGAGTTTCACTCGGTCACTTTTGCCCCCGTTGCGGCCACCAGAAAGGTCAGCGATTTTTTGTTTGATTGCATCAAGATTATATGCCATGTGTATTTCCTATTTGTTTCTATTGTTTGTGTTTATTATTTGGTTGCGCAAACATCATGCTTGCGTGTCATGTAGAATTTACCCATGGTTTTTGGGTAAACATACTTTTTAATTTTCGTGCTAAGATTATTCCCACTGTATTTCAACTCATAACATTGGGCAGTCTTTATTTTGTACGGTCTTTTATTGGGAATGCCAGTATTCTCGGTTAACTGGCGTTGTAACTCTTTCAAGAAATCTTGTGAGGCAGACGCAATTTGCAGTCCTAATGTTGGCGTAACACCTTCTCTGTTTCTAATAAACCAGCAACCATCTCCATCAATAAACCCTCTGATATAATGTGGGTAAAAAGATTCTTTCAGATTGGGCCAGGACAAATTGTGAGTTTTTTGTGGTGTCACCCCATAACAAGATAAATCAGACTTTAATCTTCTGCTGCTGACTTCAAAAGTCGAATAAGGTCCGTACGTTCTGACCTTATTTTCTGCCTCTAATTCTTCTCTAAGGTATTCTAACAAATATGCATCTTCATTTTTCAGTGTCAATTTAATTGCATTGCGTTTCGTTGAAACACATCCATCGGCTGCCAACAATCCTAGAAAGTAAGCTTTGGAAGGTGTGTTAATATGTGAAAAATATTTTTGATTGACCTTGTTGGACCTGGGTCCAGGTGAACGTAATTTACGGTTGTGTTTTGTCAGTAACCATCTGACCCAGGATAAACTCTTGTTGAAATATTTGGCTGTCTTAGACACACCTTCGACAAGGTATTTTTTATACACCTCATCAGGATTATAAGCCATTCGTTGTCTGTTCCATTCCTTTCTATAAGTATGGTTCATTGGGTCGAAATTGACCAATTCTAAGCGTCCGAGATGAAGATTTATCTTCAATGATTTCAAGTACTTACGCACTGCAAGCAATTTATTTTGGCCATGTTTTCGAGTGTTAAATTGACGCAGAATTGAGGGAAGTTTTACTACTTATGTGCAAGTTTGTAAGTTTGAGTACCGCTTCTTTAATAGCTACATTCAGTGTGAGTTTGACTACCACCAGACGATACTTCATGATAAGTTTTTGTGCTTCCTTCACTGTCATCACAATTTCCTCTTCCACTCAGGCCATGAGGCAACCTGTTGCTTCGCTTTTTCGCTAGCGGAAATGATATCCTTGAGATAATATACCCTGCGCCAGGCGACCCTTGACTTATATCGGGCTATCAACTTCTTACAATCAGCGGGGTTCATACATTTTTACCATATTGCTGGCTGCCTTGACAAGTTCCCAGTATCTGGTGTAGTACGTGATCAGCTTTCTACAGTCAGTCTTAGTCAATAACGGAAGTCTTACCAGACGCCTGCATGCAAGCAACTCGAACGGCTGTCTGAAGAACAACGGACAACATTGGAGATTCGTACAACTCTGAGGAGTACATTTGGTTCATGTGCCCAAGACTAGAAATTGCGTGCACTTCTTCTTCTGTGAGAAGAACTCTGGAGGAGTTTAACCACCAAAGCGAACGTTGAGTTGGATGCATCTTTGGGAGATTGGTATTCAACTCGTACATCATGCCCTTGTTGCGGTGCCAGTCACTTTCCTGCTCGACATAGTGGTCTTCTTCCTGATTGCCGATTTTACCTAGGTCGTGAAAAAGGCACGTAACAATCAAACTATCTGCTGATAACTTGGACCCGAAAACCCTGTTAAGGTCTTTCGCAAGCTTGAGTACATTCAAGCTGTACTCAACAAGCCCACCTGGGTAGGCACCGACGAATTCAAGACGTGTAGAGGCTGGCGCAGCTGCCAGCCGTTCTTTTACTTCATCACAGAGTGAAAGAAGTTCAGTTTTCACATCTTCGTTTTTAATGCGACCAACTAGGCTCATATAAAGTTCCCAATTGGATTCAAGTCTTGCGACCAATTTATCGTGGCTCATTTTGTTTCCTCTCAACAACTACAAGGTAGCAATGCCGATTAGACTCATAAACCAAGTTACTAAAGAATTTTTTTCCAAGAAACAGGAACGTTATCGGGGCATTCAGATAAAACTATGTCATCAGACATGCCGCTTATCTTAAACATGTTCTATCTCTCAGTCTAATGAGGCGGCGAGGTATCCGACGACAAAGCCAACCGCAGCTGCACCAACTACTACAAGTCCCCACTGGAGTATTTCACCAAAATCTGTATTCCAGAATCCTCCATTGCGTTCTTCTACATAACTTTCGTGTATTTGGATGCGTCGTTCTACTTCACGTTCTAGACCAGCAATGATTACATCGGCCTGACGTCGGTCAGAAGTTACCCTTAGTCTCAGCTGACCCACTTCAAGCCTCAAACGGTTCCAGTCAGATTCACGTTGACGTTGCAAAGCTGCTTCTGCTCGACTGCGTGCCGCTTCTGCTTCGGCGATTAGGTAAGCTACCGCTGATGGATTTAGGAGTACTCCTGGCCATGGCGCCACCTCACCTCTTTGCAGGTACGTCTGGCGTTCGCCTCGTAAGCCATTTGAAAGTTGTGCAGGGGGTAGTTCAACTTCCTCAAGTGGAGCAAGTGTTAAATCAAGCTCAGGCCAATCAATTGTTGCACGAACAGTATCCTCTGTAGAATCCTCTGTAACCTCCTCAGAAGCCCCAGACTCTTCTTGGGCGTATGCACCAGAAGAATTTAGACCAAGGGTTAGGAAAACGCTAAAAGCGACTATGGTAGTTATCTTATGCATGTTCATTCCGAAGGAATCCCGAAAGTGTTAGTAACAGCCCCTGTGAGAGTTGTTGGGTCCCTATCGTGTCTGCGCACAATTTGAGTTTGCGTATTATCACGGGTGTCGTCGATTTGACCAAGAACCTCCTTGAACTCAGTCTCAAGCCTATTCTGCTCTACTAAATACTCTTGCAGGAGCCTCGCTTGTTCAATCCGCTCTTCTTCAACAATTAGTCTCAATTCTTTGATTTGCTGCTGGTGATCCCTAGATTCCTGGTGATACTGCTCCAACAGATTTTTATATGACTTAGTTTGATCAAACTGTGAGAATGCACTAGCCGTAAGAAGGCAGACACCAATCACAATAAGAATTGTTAACCAGTTCTTCTTGACCCAGTCCCAGACTGCGCCGAAGAACTTCTTAAGTTTTTCCATGAATAAACCCTAGTTTAACCCGTACTTCTTCTCTTCGGAGTGTACGGTCAACTTGGGTGTGTTGTCTGTCTGTTGTTCAAATTGATCAATGGTGTACATCAATTCTTCTGCGAGTGTCGAGCAGTTTACAACTTGTTCATTTAACAGCTCGACCCTGTCAATCAAGGTTGAAACCTTCATGCTTAAATTGCTTACGAGTGTAGTCAGGTCTAGATAGTTTTTGTCGGGTTCCTCCTGAGAGATCTTTGTAAACGCCTTTTGGTGTATTGAGGCGTCCTTTTCGGAACTTCTGGCATCTTCCAAGATTGTCTCTAGGGCTTCGGTTAGTTTCGTTTTGAACGACATGGCTAAACTCCATTTTTATTATTCTCCTTGAGGCGGTCCTCAATGAGCTTATATAACAACTCGGCATCATGCTGGTTAGCACGATGTCTTCCCGAGTTCGTTTGCTTATGTGTAAGTGCCTCATCCATAAATTGTGACACTCTATCGTCCCTTAAAGAAACAAGCTCAACAACATAAGTCAAAAATTGTTGAGGCGTAAGACCTCTCTTGAAGAGCACCTTGCGAAGCTCTTTTAAAGAATCAGAATCGAAATCAAGGACGATTTTCGTCTTTTTGATGGACACTTTAGCCTCCAACGGGGCCAGTGACACCTGCACGTGGCTCAGGGTTTTGTGGCAAGTTCTGAGAACTTACCTCATCTTCCGTTGGCCTAAGGTCGTAGCTTGTGTCAAGAATCTCCATCATTTCTTTTGCTGTTCTCTCATCGTAGTTACTCTGAACATACTTTTCAGCACGGTTCAGGATCAGTGTGTTTAGATCAATCAGTGATGGAAGGTTATTAGTAAGCCTCGCCACGCTTCTTGTAAAGTCTTGTAGGTTGATCTTAGGGGTGTTTATAACTGGTTGTTCGCCAGCACCTGCGTCTTCACCATCTGCGGCTGGGTCTTCTTCGCCTAGATCACCACCTAGATCACCACCTAGGTCACCACCCAAATCCCCTCCGAGGTCAAGGCCGCCTTCTGCGTCAGCTTCGTCGTCAACTGGTTCTTCATCTTGTTCAAGCAGGAAATCAACAAGTGAGTCAACATTTGCCGATTCGAACATTTCAGAGGTAGGAATAGCTTCACGTTCATATTGAACGAAGTACCGATCGATTGCTTGGTCCAACGAAAAAGCCTTGTCAGCCACACTTGCAAAATCCTGCATGGCTTCTGGGCGTTCTTGTGGTTGATATTCTTTTAGTAAGCTCTCAAGCAACACTTCAAGATTGTTTTTGTTTTTCTTGCGCATCAGTAACGCTCCTCTTCTGGACGTACTGGTGAGGGTGTTTCAGGTCCTGGAGGCGTCGTTGGTGGAACGTCGACCTCCCCTGAAGTGGTCACTTGATCGATAGGCGGACTCATAGCATTGTCGAGCATTTCCTGTGGAACTGCATTATACACAGGCTTAATCATGAAAAGTGCATCCAGATCACATCTTTCAGCAAGCGCCATACGAGCTTCAACCACGTTCCAGTTGATTTCACGCATCATTGCAACTATGTAATCATTTTTGTCATTTTCGTAATCGCAAATGTAAGCATGCTCCCACATGTCCATCACGAGAACAGGTACAGCACCTAGCGGAATGCCAATGTTGTGTGAGTCAATCACGACATTCATGTAGGTGTTTTTGTAAGG